GCGATAACGCCTGCTATTATTCCTATAACAGGCAACATAGGCGTTACAATTCCTGCGGTTATGGCACCGCCGACAGCGAGAATAATCGGAAGAAGTGCGCCCATAATTGCTATAATAGCACCAACGGCGACTATAATATCTTGCGCAGGTTCGGGCAGTGCTTCAAATTTTTCACACATATTTTGAACAAACTCTGCAACAGATTCGACTACCGGAAGAAACTTTTCGCCGATTGTTTTATTAACGGTATCCATAGCGCCGTGCATAGTCTCTAACGCTCTTTCGCCTGCGCCCATTTGCGAATTTGCTAATTTTTGAGCTGCTTCTTGGTCTTCCGTCGCTGTTTTGTATTTTTGAAGTCCGTCAGCACCTGCGTTCATCATAACCGTTGCGGCTCTTGTAGCATCTGAACCGAAAATCTGTGCCAAGGCAGCATCTCTTTCAGCACTCGACAACCCACCGAGTTTATTTTGCAACAATTCTGCAAGTTCAGACGCACCCAACATATTGCCCTGACTGTCTCGAACATTGATTCCGTATTGTTTCATTAATCCGGCTGCCTTGTCAGTAGGCGCTGCCAAACGCATCAACATCGTTTTGAGCGAAGTACCCGCATCCGAGCCTCGTATTCCGGCATCGGCAAATTTTGCTAAAACGGCAGAAGTTTCTTGAATGTCCCATCCGGCGTTATGTGCAACCGCTGAACATTGAGACAGCGCTTCTGTGAGTGGAGCTACATCGGTAGATGAAGCCGCAGCGGCACCTGCAAGAGCATTAGCAGCCTCTGCAGATTCATTTGCTGATAGTTCGAACGCACCCATAACCTGTACAACGACATTTGCCGAATCTCCGAGACTCATTCCTGATGAAGCCGCCAAGTCCATTGTTGTTTTCAAGGCTCCCGCTTGAATTTCTGCCTCTGTAAGACCGCCTTTTGCAAGCTCGGTAATCGCCTGCATTGCCTGTTGCGCACTGAAAACTGTTTCAGTTCCCATTTCCGTAGCAAGTTTTTCAAGTTCACCCATTTGGTCCATAGGCTTATTTAATGCGCCTGCCGCTTGACTCATTGCCGTTTCAAAATCTATCGCAGTATTGATTGAGTTTTTTCCGACATCAATTAATTTTCCCGATACCTCTTGCAGTCCATCCGCAACTTGCAGCATTGCGCCGCCTTTAACCGCATCTGCTACTGAACCCAAGCCTTTTTGTGCTTTACCGCCCGTTTCTTTCAAAGTCGAATTAAATTCTTTTGAAGTATCATTAAGTTTCGTTAACTTGGTTTCTGTTTCAATAATTTCCCGCTGCAAAGCGTCATACTTTTCTTGTCCAAGTTTTCCGCTCTCCAATTGCTTTTTCGCCTGCTTGTCAGCTTCACGCAAAGTAACAAGTCTTTTTTGTGTATCTTCAATTTCTGACTGAAGCAATTTCTGTTTTTGCGCAATTAAAGTGACATTCGAGGGGTCAAGTTTAAGGAGTCTATTGACATCATCGAGTCTTCTTTGAGCTGCTCCTAAATTTCTATCAACATCAGCAAGTGCCTTATTCAGACCTGTTGCATCGCCGTTAAGTTCAATTGTGATTCCTTTAATTCTTTTACTTGCCATTTTCCATCACCTCACAAATTATCAATGTCGCTTTGAGTCGCTATGTAAGGATATTTGTAGTCATCATTTTTGAGTTCGATGAAAATATCATTAATCATCCCAATACTCAAAAGCTCTAAATCGGAAATGGAAATACCGCACTGTACACATCGAAGCATAAACAGCGCGGTATTGACTTCACGGTCTATTTCACGGTCTTTTTTTTTTGCTTTGACATTTGCGAATTTTCGACGCCCCAAAGTTCTAATATTTCGGGCAAAATTTTATAAATATCGAAAGTCTCAAATTGGTCAAGCCAATCATTAATATTCGAAGGTTGAGACGGGTCACCGTGTCTGTTCATCAGAAAGGCTATATTCTCAAACATTTCAAGTGATTTAATTGGAATTGTGCTTTTGCCTTTTTTCTGTTTTTTCAAATCGTCAGCAAGCCTCTGCATATCAACAAAAATGTCTCTGTTGAATTTAATTCTGTAAATTCGAGGGATAGCGGCAGAAGTTTTGAAAAGACACTTTTTACCATTGATTTCAATGTATTTTTCCATATTAACCACCTAAACTTTTGTCTTTTTTATAGACTTCAGTGAACCAAGTATCTTTGACTTTTTCATAACTTTCAGCCGTTGTTTTTGCTCGAATGTTTCCATCTTCCGATGCAGCACACGAGATATTCAAAGTGTCCGTTGACGGTTCAATGGTATCTTCTGTTGTAGAACTTTCGACGCTCGGTCTTGTTGCTGTGCAGTTGTAAAACCAAAACAGAGTAGGTGCTTTGTCGCCGTCAATTTGAAATCCGAGAGCAAACTCAACATTAGGTGTGTCGGCGTTCTCAAAAAGGACACCGTTTGTGTCTTTCTTTTCGCCCAATATATCCTCCCGGAATTTATCGTGAACGAGTGCAACTTCCAAGTCGCCTTCATAACCGCCGTTGGAAGCGGAGTTGAAATATTTTATGCCGTCAGCATAAAATGCTGAAATTTCTCCCTGCTGTTCAAGTGAAATTGAAACAGCACCGGGAATTGCAACAGGTTCTTCGTAAGTGTTCTCAGCAGTTTTTTTGGCATAATAAACATTTTTTATGTTATATTTTACTTTGTTATTTGTTTGCAAAGCCATTTGTTTTTCCTCCTAAATTTTAAATTGTGAATATTTGGTTGATGTTTTTTTTATT